CGTCATGTTTCTGGGGATTCCCGAAAGAATATTTGGTGTTCGTCCATGGCCTCGCAGGTGTTCAGATTGAAGAAGATACACGTTCTAAAAAACGCTAAAAACGATTTACAATGAGCTAGAGGCGCGTGTACGCATTACAATGAGCTAGAGGCGCGTATACGCATTACAATGAGCTAGAGGCACGTATACGCATTACAATGAGCTAGAGGCGCGTATACGCCGTTTCTTGGTTAGACGACGTCCACCCTTTGTTGTCTGTGCAGAACCGATGGGAGCATGTAGCGTTGCTGGTTTCTCTTCTGGCTTCTCTTGTTCAGAACCGATGGGAGCATGCAATGCAGTAGGTGCTTCTACTGTTTCGGCTAGTTTCTCCTGCTCAGAACCGATGGGAGCTATAAGTTCTTCTGCTGCTTCCTCCTGAGGCTTTTCTTCCTGAGGCTTTTCTTCCTGAGGCTTTTCTTCCTGAGGCTTTTCTTCCTGAGGTGTTTCTTCCTGAGGTGTTTCCTCTGCTACAGGTGCAGTACTATCACCCTGGCCCGCAGAAATCGGCATTTGGGTATTCTCACCTGAAATCGGTTCTGCCAGTTTTTCTTTTTCCTTATTCTTCTTGGATTGATCCACCAACAAGGTAATAAATGGTTTACTTGGTTTTGTTCCACAACGATAGGCTCGAAACTCTTTGGTGACTGGAATTCGAAGAATCTGCAAAATCATATTAATAATGGATGTTGTGTTAATGATTTCAATTAATTTTTCATATTCTGTTGAACAGATAAATTCTGGATCATCCATTAACGATTGGATGTTATTAAAATCCTCAAACGTCGGTGCAAAATGATCTGCTCGTGCGGATAAATCCGCATCAATCAGAATTCCATCAATTTCCGCCTTTTTTCTTGCAATTTTCTCTAGTATTCCAATTAACGGCGCACGAACTTCTTCTGGGGCCGTTATTTGGAAAATCGTCAACAATAATCCAATAAAAAACGACTTGGTTGTATCGAATGCACCATAGATGAATGTTTCCTGAAGTGTGGGAGATAACATACGAAATAACGTAAGAAAGATTTTTACCTGTTGTCCAATCAAAAGTGGTGTCATTCCATAATATCCCATAAAAGACATCATCGCTTTCTTCCAATCGCCTCTCAGTAATTCCAGCAAGGATACCATAACCGATAATACTTTACGATTGTAATCGTTTCCTGCGACAGCCGCAGTAATGCGTGCAATATCCAATATCAAGTACACTATAAATACAATCGTTCGAAAGGATACTTTCAGCTTTTTAAGAAAAACTGCACCTGCAGGGCCCGTTACTGGTTCCAGAAAGAGAATGACAGGATCCGGGACCAATCGAATATCATGATCCATATCATATTGTTTTTCTAATTTCAGAATTCCATACTGCGAGGCATATCCATCTACTGCTGAATTCACTTGTCCAATTCGCTGCATAACCTTGGCGTATACATTATCAAGTCCAGTCATCGTTTCTGGGTTGGATGTTGGATCGGATGACTTTCCAGTAGATTGTTCTAATTTCGACTGAACTTCTTCCTCAGACATATTTGCCTGTTCTGCAAACGTTGGTTCTGACGAAGTATCCTGCGATGTAGCAGCAGCTTGGCCACCCCTCATAGGTGGATGACTCATAGGTGGATGACTCATAGGTGGATGACTCATAGGTGGATGACTCATAGGTGGATTAAAAAAAGAACGAATCGGATCCAAATGATTCCGAAACGCTTCCGTAAACTGTTGTTGTTCCGTGGAAGTGAGACCAGGTACATGCGTTGCCCATTGTTCCTTATCCTTTGTTCCTATTGCATGAAACACGCTAATGATTCCTTCCGTCGATTCTTTCAAATGATGAATGATGTTTCGATCGGAAAGAGCCGATGTAATTTGTTTTCGTATTTGATCGATGTTCTTTCGCATCCTACTTTAAGAGCTACACATTGTGCATTCCTCTTCCGTCGCATTCTTACGAATCAGTCTCATTTGTTCCGATTTGGCCGCCTCTCGTTGCAACTCGGGATCAATCGTGAATTTCTGTGCCATGACCGGTGCTCGCGTTCTCAAATAATACAGACCCGTCTTCAGACCCTTCTTCCATGCGTAAAAGTGCATTGATGTCAGCTTCGCATAATTTGGATCCGCCACAAACAAGTTCAAACTCTGCGACTGGCAAATGAAAGCACCACGTGCCGCCGCCATATCAATCAGAGTCTTCTGCTTGATCTCCCATGATGTCTTATACAACTTCTGAATGTGCTCTGGAATTTGATCAATGCCCTGAATGGATCCGTTGCGTGCAATAATCTGCTGCTTCATCATCTCGCTCCATAAACCCAGTTTCTCCAGATCACGCATCAAATACTTGTTAATGACAATGAACTCGCCTGCCAGGGTTCGACGGGTGTAAATATTGCTCGTAAATGGCTCGAAGCATTCATTGAATCCCAGAATCTGAGAAGTGGACGCAGTGGGCATCGGTGCAATCAGAAGCGAATTACGCACACCATACTTCTTCACTTTCGCCTTTAGCGATTCCCAATCTAGCGTTCCATCCTTCTGTGTCAACGGAACAACCGGTTCACCATTTGCAGTCCACATATCATACTGAAAGATCCCCTTTGACATCGGAGATCCCTCAAAGGTTGAATAGGGAGTACCTCCTTGTGCAATCTCGCACGACGACTCCACCGCTGCAAAGTAAATGTGCTCAAAGATACGCTGATTGATTTCCGCTGCCTCCTCCGATTCCCACGGTGCACGCATCAGTGCAAAGACGTCTGCCAGACCCTGAACACCCAATCCAACCGGGCGATGACGCATGTTAGAGTTCTTGGTTTCAGGTGTCGGATAGTAATTGATATCAATCACCTGATTCAGATTCCGAATGGCTACCTTGACCACTTGTCTCAGCTTGGCATAATTGAATGTGTTGTTTTCGATATAGCTCGGGAGTGCGAGAGATGCCAGATTGCACACCGCGGTCTCGTCAGGACTGCTATATTCTAAAATTTCGACACAGAGATTGGATGATTTAATGGTACCCAGGTTCTTTTGATTCGACTTCTGGTTCGCTGCATCCTTGTACAGCAAATAGGGCGTTCCCGTCTCAATCTGAGAATCCAGTACTTTGAACCACAATTTCTGGGCATCCACCTGTTTACGGCCACGACCCTCTTTCTCGTACTTCTCATACAACGCACGGAACTCGTCGCCATGCACGTCCGCCAGTCCAGGAGCCTCCGAAGGGCAGAATAGCGTCCACGGCTCATTCTTTTCCACACGCTCCATGAATAAATCAGGAATCCAGAGTGCATAGAACAAATCACGGCAACGTTCCTCCTCCGATCCCGTATTCAACTTCAACTTCAAGAAGTCCTCGACGTCCGCGTGCCACGGCTCCAAATAGATCGCAAAGGAGCCGTTGCGCTTGCCTCCTCCTTGGTCAACATAGCGTGCGGTATCATTAAAGTTGCGAAGCATCGGAACAATACCATTACTGGTTCCATTCGTTCCTTTGATCAACGATCCCTTTGCACGAATGTTATGAATGTGCAACCCGATTCCACCCGCATGCTTGCTGATCATGGCGCAATCCTTCAGCGTATCATAGATTCCCACAATGGAATCCGACTTCATGGCGATCAGGAAACACGAGCTGAGCTGTTGACGCGGTGTTCCTGCATTAAAGTTGGTCGGCGTCGCGTGAATGAACAGCTTCTGACTCAGCATGTCATAGGTCTCAAACGCCTGATCCAAATCCTTGGCCCCCCAAAGAGCCAGGGAAACACGCATGATCAGGTGTTGAGGGCGTTCCAACGTCTTACCCTTTGTATTGCGAAGCAAGTATTGTAATTTTTCCAGGGTCTTGAATCCGAAATAGTCAAATAAATAATCGCGTTCATAGTCGATTTTCGCATTGATGTGATCGCCGTATTTCTGACAGAGTTCTACGAGTTCCTGTGAGACATTGCTCACAATTTCGCCGGTTTTTTCTACGGGTTGCTTGGAGAGTTCAAACACCACGTCTGTGAACTTGTCCGATGTATTTTTATGATGATTGGAAATGGCAATCCGGGCTGCCAGGGTTCCATAATCGAGATTCGTAGTCATGAGCGAAATCGAGAGCTGAGCAGCGAGTTCATCCAGTTCCGAGGTCTTCACCCCATCGTAAATGCGAAGAAGCGTACGCTGAGCAATCAGTGTCGGATTCACTTCCAGGCCCTGCGCCGCCGTCTGAATACGGGTGAGAACCTTGTCAAATGAGACAGGCTCCAATCCGCCATTGCGCTTGACAACGTTCATACTAATCATGGACATGTTTCCGGAATGATGATTTGATCCGCGGTATGCCATTTTGATTAACCCGAATCGGATCAAATTTTTAACAAAAACGCAAGTAGTAGAGTCATGAAACTAGTTAGCCTTTCTAATCTAAAGATCGTCGGCTTATGTTTGGCCCTTATCATCATGGCGTATTCATTTTATAAGAAACAGGAGGGATTTGAAAGCCAGCCTTCTCCATTAGCGGATGTAAAGGAGCCCGACACTGCTGTTCTTTCCTATCCTCCCAATGGACCCAGCCCAGCGAATATCGATAACCGTCAACCTTACAACCTTTTAAACGATATCATGGCACCTTCGCGTGATAAGAAATCAATTTCCAGCCAATCCTGTTATAAGACCGATTTTGAAAGAACCATGGAAAAAACAGGCAACTTCCGTCAAATGACCAACAATTATAAACGGAACTACCCAGATAGTTGCACAGGATGGAACCAGGATCTAACCCTTAATTTCTATCAGGAGAAGTGATTTCCATCTTCATCCAGCTTATGAAATTGAATCATACACGAATCTTGCTTTTTTGCACGAGGAGCCCGTGTCGAATCAGGAACCACAAACTCATTCCGCTTTGCCTTTTCTACATCCTCCCAGAATGCATCAATCATCGGCTGAAGTCCTTTCCACCATTCGTCATTTCGCATAACAACCTGCTCATCCCATTGATACAGTCTCCACGGAATGAGCTCCACGACCTCTTCTTCCTCTTTTATGGGTGGATTCCAATCCAATGCATGCAGGGGCCCATAAATATAGTAGAATTCGTGATCGACTTTCTGAACCAATGCAATGACCCCATCGTACAAACATGGGCCTTGTTTGAGTTGCATTTGATTGTAGGGAGACGAGAATACTGCCTCGATATAATCACATTCGTATAGTCCAGATACCTGTAATTGCATTTGCATCTGTGCATAATAATCTTTGGGAACCGTTCCGTCGATTTCTCTCGTCACGGGGCATTTGATCTCTACCAGACGCCCGACACGCTGTGGATAGACTGACTCATAGACAAGACCATCGGGCGAGGCCATGCAACGAGGATCGGTGGGATGACGCAGACGCCCCAACTCTTTCACGATCGCCCCATATTTATGCTCATAAATCTGTTTCACGACCGGTTCAAATCGAATTCCCCAATCAAATGGATTCATACGGTTTGAAGAAACAGCAAGATTCTGGTATCGAGCGGGTGGGGGTTTGGTTTTGGATACCACCATGATGGCACGCTGTCTCGCCGATGCAAACAGATTTCCCAGTTCACTCGCGGATAGAATCGTCGCCATTTGATCATACCACTCTTGCGTTCGCTGTTCCGTCTGTTTCTGGTTTAGCAACGCGTCAAGTGTTTCTCTCGTGGGTCGATTCGATGAACCTTGATTTCTATGATACATAATCGCCTTTTTCCATTGATCTTCATACTTATCCAGTATAAGATCAATGTATCGATCTTCTTGATCCGACCAGTCAACCGAATCCGCAATCGTTTCCGCCGCAATCATCCATTGTTCCAATTGTACTTCATCTTCTGGATCAGGCAACCAATTCATCCAGAGTGTTATGACATCACGTAGTTTCTCTTTGAATTTCATTCGTATCTATTTCATACCTCATTTCATTCCTCAATTTTTGCGGTTTCGATTGTGGAAACCGACGGTGCATCATCCTTCTTCTTCTTTCGTGTTCCATCTGGTTTTACCTTCTTTACACTAAATCCCCATTTCAATATACCCTCTGCACTACGTTTCATCTCTAGCCCCTTGATGGTCTGAATACGCTGTGTTTCAGGATCATACTGAACCACTTTAATCGTATTCAACAATTTCTTATCTAGAGATTTCTGAAGAAACACGAAAAATCCCTCTTTCTCTTCCTTTGTCATGTCATACTGCTTGGCAACGTCTTCAATGAACAAACGTAGGCGATTCAAACGTAGACCACGCTCAATTCGATGCCACGGGCGTGCATAAGCCTCCCGTGCACTATCTTCCAATAACGAACTCAACGATTGCGGTGGATCCGTGTCCGCACTTTTTTTAAGCGTAAGATGCCGATCTGCTTTACCACCATCCATATCTACTTTATCTATCGCGGCGAGGGTTTAGATGGACGCAAGAATCGGAATGACATCACGAACCATGAGAGGTCCGAGGGTCTCCTCATTAGGAACCGGCAACCACTTTGATTCCTCTCCCATGATATAAATCGTTTTCCAACAAAATGTATCCGTGCTGTTTAGCGGAATTTCATCCCATCGATAATAATCATTCAACTTGGTATTCGGGTCCATTGGACAATAATAGACACCATTCTGGTAAATAGGGGAACCTGTTAATACTAGACCATTCGGTTCCATAATATCATATATTAAATCGAGATGATCCTCCTCTTCCCACAAGGAAGACCCCATCAATAATAAATGAAAAATCGAGACGGGTGTTCCTCGTATGGTTGTTTTCTTGTGAATAAAGGGAAGAATAAACATCTTTACATGACTAGTAAGTAGGTACTTTAAATGACTCAGCCAGCTTATCCTGATTCACGTACTTCATCGGCGATTGCTGCCTTCCCCCTTCCTCATTTCATTGGACGAACACGGCGTGAAACCAATACGATTGACGCAATTAATGTACGCCAATTCGAACATTGGCAGACAAATGGTAAGTATGGAACCACGAACCGTCCGGATGTCAATCAGCAGGCCCCCTTCTATGACATGTTGCCCAATAGCAGCCGTTTTACCGAACATAGTTATCGAGCTCAGCCACGGTACGACGCGTCAGGTGAACGAGGGGTAGAAAATTCATTCTTTGACAAGTATGATACCACTTCGGATGCAAGAAACATGACACGTGAATTGAAAGCCAGTGTATATGAAGATAAAAACACGGGATTTCAAAAAGAATCCGACCGATTGCTTCAACGCCAATTTGATAATCGATGGCTTGATCCTACTGTAGCCGTTCAACAAGCAAAGGCGGCAGAAGAATTACGGCCGAAAATGGACGACATTCGTCTGTTTTATATCAATAAACCGAACGAATCTAAAAAATAAGATCATACCCAATGTGCTCCTAACGCAGCCATCCATGCCTCCAGATCATCTTTTTTAATCTTTCCATGAGGTATTTCTCGATCCCCTCGACAACGATAATAGATCCGATCATAATAATGATGATGTGCTCTTTCTAAAAAGTCCTTCTTCGTATGAAGTCCTGTTGGGTTGGACCCAAACCCATTCCATTCAATCTTTCTCCATCGACCAGCCATTTATTGGATTCTTTGTGTATTTGATTTAAATGCTTAGGCCGCTGAATCATTTTAATGTTCAGCGGCCTAAGAGAAATCGAGCTCAATCGGCGTGGTATACACCTGTAGCTTATTAAGTGATGACGGCGATTGTTTGGTACGACGACGTGTGGTTCTCGCAGGATTCACTGCGATCTTTGTTATAGGCTCCGCCTCATCCGATGTGGTGGACGACAGCGTTTCACTCTTGTTTCGCTTCTGAGTTTGCACCGTTTCCTTCAAATACTCATTGTACCCCTTGCGGATCTCTTCCTCATGGGCTTCCATGTACTCTAAAATGTTGGACTCCAGTGCCCATCGAAAAAAATTCAGCTTTCCAATCGTAGTCATGAATGCCTCGTTGTTTGGAATCGTAAACATAATGCGTTCACGGCGGCAATTCGGATCAAAATACTGTTTCGAATACGCCTTGAGCTGGCCCTTATAACTCAGATAGACTAAGAACTCGTGGCCGTTCAATGGATACCGAACAAAGTTCTTTCGACTGTATTTGGTGACAAACCAATCAATGATTCGAAGACTCAGCGGTGCCTCACCGTTCAGATAGGTCAACACTTTATCAATTTCCGGTTGACTTGCATAGAATCGCTGTAGACTCGAAATGACAAGCTCGGGCTTGCATTCAATCTTACGACGACGAGTTTGCGGATCTGATGTATAGCTATCCATACCTATTGGCGGATACGCCGAACCCTCTTAGGTGCTTTATCGTATTTTTCGTATCATTTTAAACTATTGTATGGATAGAATGTCCATTCCAACGAGCGGAACCTTATTACCCGCCGCAGGTGGCATGATCCACGCCATGCATGGAGGTGGCGGTGATGGAACCATTCACACCGCAGGAACCTTACTACCCGCTGCAGGTGGAACGATTCAGGCCATGCATGGCGGTGGAGACGGGACCCTATTGCCTTTGGCAGGTGGAACCATTCATGCCATGAGCGGTGGCGATGGTGGATTTGTGCAAACCAAAACTGGCAACTCAATGCTTCCCTATGCAAAAGCACCGATTTATCCTCGCTCTGGTGGGTTCAAAGGTGGACAGAGAATCATAACGCATCTTGGAGAATCCTATACGCTAGAAAAACCTCCAATTGAACCCAAGGAAAGACAGAAAGCAGGACCATACAAAAAGGGATCTCCTGAATACAACATTCTTGAGTCTCTCGGTCTAGAAGAGTTATATCAGCTAGGAGATCGTGATGGACTGAGCGGTATTCAACAAGAGTATGATGTTTTAAAAGCGATTTATGATGGAAAATGCAATCTTAATTCATCACTTGGATCCTTGACCCATTGTGAACCGATTCGCCGAGTCATTCATACCTTGGCACTCGAACTCAAAACATCTCTTGCCTTCTCGATGAATATATTCGATGAAGCGGATCGGGCTGCGTTGAATGCTGCCAAATCACTTCAGAATGGAGCGGAAGACAAGTTGGCAAGTGCAATCCAACAAAGTGAAGCAGAGGAAGAAGAATCTAGCGAAGCGAAGAAATTACGCGAAGAAGAGGAGGATGCAAAGGCCAGACTTGCTGCATTACAAGAGGAGGAGTATCGAAAAGCACGTGCATTGGCTTCTGATCTATTAGCGAAAGACGCGGAAGGAGAAAACAACGACGAAGAACAAGAAGTCGATCCCCTTTCTGAAGAGGATTATGCCAGAATCGCCATGGCGTCTATGATACCTTCTATCACAATTGAGGAAACATCTGAAGAAGGAAAACCAGATGCTGATAAACCAGAAGATCCCTTCCAAACGGCTGCCATTTCTGCGGTTGCTGCCATTCACAATTCGGAATCCATTCCTATTCCCATTGGATCAGTGGAAAAAGAAGAAGAGTCCGAGCTTACCGAAGAAGATGCTGTGAAGATTGCCATGGCAGCCATAATGACATTAGAACCTACTGCATCCGTTGAAAAAGTAGAACCTCCCATTGATCCAGCAACCGATCCAAATGGATACATTGCACAGAAGAAGATCAAAGAAGCAGAAGCTACATTACGACTAGCCAAGGAACAGTCTGCTATACAATCCTTAGTCGCATCATTGGAAGACGCTCGAAAATTAGCAAAAATAAAGCTTGTTCAACCTGTGCAAAATGATCCATCTGGTATTGTCTATTCGGATGATGTTAAGCGTCTACAACAGTTCAATCAAGGAAAGCATGATGAGGCAAAACAATCCATTATTGAGTCGATTCAAAGAATGATGGAAGAAAAGGAGAAATTGATTGAAGACTTAGAGAAAAAAGTAGAAGAGTCGAAGGAGGAGCGAGAGAATGCGGAAAAGCAATATGCGACAGATGAAAATGAGGTACGTTCTAAACTGACCACATGGATGGATACACAGTATACACAACTAGAAACCGATCTACAACATGCATGGCAAAATGCAGATGGTGCCATGATGGGAGTGGATCAAGCAGAAACAGGAATCGCATTGAATAATGTGAACAATCTCATCCAACAATCTGAAAAAGATAAACGCACTTCCTGGAAGCCTGAATGGTACATTAAATGGAGAGACACGAAAAAGCTCATTCAAGAATATCTTGCTCGTGGAGGTGTACATGGAGCCTATGCGAAAACCTACCTTGAAAAATACAAAGCGGATGCAGATGTGGTTAGTGTAGAATCCAAACCTGAACAGTTAGATAAGATTGCAGAAGGGTGGGGACTAACTGTTCCGCGACCTGTTCTTCCTGTTCGTGTCATTGATCCTATGGTAGAGATCATACAAAAGGCAAGAAAAGAGGCAGACCAAGCAGTGATAGATATGGAAAAAGATTCGTTGGATCCTGATGCGGTCATTCACGTGGTAGAGGAAGCCTCGCAGGCAGCTGCGGTAATACCTCCTTCCCAAAATGTGGTTGAGCCTAAAGACCCCTATGAGGAAAGAATTGGAGAAATTGGAACGATCATTAATGAAGATGATGAATCTACGTTTCAACCCGAGGCCTATGCATTGCTACGTAAAACACATAAAAATGGCAGGACTCATATGGATGATAGAAATGCAATTGATTTATTATTTAATCGTGATGAAACCAATCCATACTATTCTTCTTTTCTAAGTAAAAATGCATTGTGTGCAAGAACATTCATAACTCAAAATTATAACAGTGTTCATACTGATAAACATCCCGATTTTCAATTCATAAAAGACTTTCCTCGTACCAGAAACTGGACCATTCATTTTCCTACCGATCTGCTTACTGCAGATCAAAAAATGCAAATGGTAGGAGATCGTATTCCAGATCATTTTCAGTTTAAAATGAAATTATATGAAACATGGATTCAACCTGTTCTGAAAGATAAACTTACTCCAGATGAACGTGCTGTGTTTATTACCTTTCATCAAGGATTAGAATCGGTCATACCATTTGTTTATTCTGAAAATAGACTTGATACCTACGATAATCACGGCCCAGTAAGTGATAATGGATATGAATTATTTGATAAGCACACTCTTACCCTTAATGCAAATACATTTTCCTATCAATTTATAAAAACTCTATATAAATCGAATCATGCAATACGTGGCCTTGATCCAGAGAATTATGTTCCTATTCCAGTACTATTTTCAGGAACCATCCATATTGATCGAAAAAATTACAAACAAGCAAATGATACTTCATCTGTACGATTTGAACTATTTGATTTCCACATTCCCTTCTTTAATACACTGTCGATCCAACATGTTAAAAGTATGGCATTGGCGGTAAATGAATATGTACGAAAACCATATTATCCTAAGATGAAACGACCTGATATTCATAACTTATCTCCCTTAAAAAATATCAATTCAACAAATCATGAACAATATCAACGCAACCTAGCTCTTTATCGCACACACTTATTATCATCGTTGATTGATTTAGTATCATCTATCCGAACGGAAAGTGGACGAGTAAACAATAATCAACATGTGCGGAGCAATAAAGAAGTCTTTGACAACCCTATCGAATCACTCGAACCCACACAAGTACTCAATAATTCACAAGTATTCATCAACAAACAACTACTAGCTGCCATTCAAGAACCACTCGATATCATAAAACAATCAGTGAATGATATGTCAAAAGATGATGCAGTATTAGATGCAGTGGGTAAAATCATAGCATCGATCAATACACAGTCGAAAACCATTCACGATCATTTTGAATACATGGTCGCTCGGGCCCATTCTATTGCTGGATATCATTGGGATAACGTTGTGTACAATGTATATTTTGACAAAGGTAAAAAAGAAGATGCTGATTCCGATGATTCATTATTTGGAAAACAACAACAATATCTTGCGGATGTAAAAGCATTCCGTGCAGAACTAGCCGTCGCGAATAAGAACTATGAAAATGTTATATCGATGGATACACTTCAACAAATTATCAAAAAAATAGAAGAATTCCATTTGGCAGATCGATCTGCCATATTCAAAACATTATCGGAATGGTATGATAAACGAAACATAGCTAAAAATTATGAAAATAGACAGACCTTTCACGCAGATTTATTAAAAGTTTCGAAGGAACGATTTGATATATACTGTAAGTATCTGGATGCAACGATGTTGTACCAAGAACTAAGTTCCATGTATATGATTCTTGATCAAATGCGTGATCAAGAGCAATCATATGATCATCATTCTAATAATGAATCGCCGCCGCCATCTCCTCTACCGTCTCCGCGATCTTCTTCGCATACCATTCCTAAAACAGAAGAGCTATTGGAAAAATTAGAACAGGGTGCTCCATCCTCTGGCGAGATTCAACAAATGGTTCCTGCTGTGAAAGAGATTATCGAAGACTTGAATGAAGATGAAGCTGAATTGGCTCGATTGGAAGAAGAATTGCGTAAGGCAGAGGCGGAAGTAGAAAGAACAAAGGCAGTATCCAGAACAGCGAGAGAGAGAGCCAATGAGGCGTTAGCACAAGCTCATGCTATTAGCAAGGCAGAACCTGCAATGGCATTAGATAGTGATGGTATTCATGCGACTGCTTCTTCGAATTTTGCTTGGGCTCCTGAATCAGATTCTAACAATGAAGAACCAAAAATCGCACCTCCAACTAAACCACGTACGAAACCAGTATTCATTCCAGAGTTGAAATTGTCTAATCCAAACGAATTTTCAAACGTTCTATCGAATAAAGCCGCTAAACGAGAACGTGCTATTCGGAATCTGGAAACCAAGCTTGCAGCAAAAAATGCAGCACGCAAAGCGGAACAAATAAAAGTTAGATCAGGTACTGTTCCTCAAATCGCCAGCGAGTTTGAAAGAAGTGCACATTCATCCGAACCATCCGAAGTTGTAGAAGAATCTCCCGCTCCTCGTCCATCAAACACAAGCAGTTCATTCGCGTCATTCAATCAACAATTCAAAAATGAAATGGCAAAACAAAAGAGAGAACAGAATGAAAACGAGAAATTGATTCAAAATGAATTGAAACGTCAAGGACTTGCTGAAGAGCCTATACCTATGCCATCTGCATCTGCATCCACAGAAGAGGTTCCCTTGATTCATGAAGAAGAATCACTTGTTCCCTCTATAAATGCACCTATCAATGTTATTCCAGAAGAGAAACCTAAACTTGCTGGATTAGAAAGATATGTAGAAAACGCAGGAATGAAACCCTATGTTGCTCCTATTGTTCCCATTGAACCTGTTCAAACCACATCAGTAGGTCCCGAAATGGTTGGAAAGAAAATACAAAAATTACAAAATAGATATTTTAATCAATTAAATATGGATCCTGCAATAAAACGATACCGAGAAAAACAGAGACGATTTGCAGCTGAAAATGAAGCGAAAAAGAAAAAAGAACGTAATGATGCACTAGCAGGCAGGAGGGCGGTAGAGGCTAAGGAAGCAGAAGAAGCGAAAGCAGCAGAAGCAGAAAAAGCCAGACAGGTAAGTTTAACATCATTGCAAGGTGCACCCAATATTTCTAAGAAAATCAGCATTATGCCTGCACCTAAGTCTGCACCCCAGCCTCCACCTGAACCAAAATCCAAACCATCAAAAATGCCAAAAGGACTGAATGAATTTCAAAAACTCCAAGAGAAAAAGGAAAAAGAAAAACAAAATGCAGTCAAAAAGGTGCAACAAAAGAAATTAGATCAAATTAAACTAAAAGTTGCAATGGGACAACCTCTCACAAAAAATGAAAAGGCCATTTATCAATCAAGAGGTGGAACTCGCAAAAAGACCAAACAGATCCGTAAAAAAATACAAACTCGTAAACGTAAATAAGTAATAAATCAATCTCATCATGGCACATGATATCGTTGATTTAGAATCGCATGGTGCTTCCCTTCTTCACCATCAAATCCATTAAAAATAGAACAAAGATTCCACTCGACACAAACATCATGATCTCCGAAGTCGCCTGCTCAGGAGAAGTTGACGAATTCATGTCCTCCAGTCGTGCAAATAGCTTATCAATCTTCTTCATGACCTCGCTCATGGATCCATGATCTCTATTGAACGAAGTATTCGAAGCCAACGCATTCGGAGGTAAGTGCTCCACAAATGCCGTTTGTGCACCCGTTCGTGTCAACGGTTTCCAATACATGTTGGCCGAAGCATTCGGAAGGGTCGCCGTCGATCCCGCCCGTCCTACTCCCATATGATCAAACGCCTTACGAAAATCGGTCGGTTCATCTTTTTCATCCGGAATATAATCGGCAAACCCATCATCTCCATCCTCCACCGATGCCCCAAAATAACTTTTACGTGAAGGTTTTGATTGATTCGTATCCGTTGTACGGACTTTCATAACATGCTCTTCAATATCGGATTGGATATAATCGTATAACGGATCCTTATCAAAATTGGGGATATTTTGATCCTTATGAGATTTCATATGTGTAAAGGGCTCCGTTATACCATATTGTGCCGTCACGGGAACATGTTCCGTCATTCCAATGGCAGAATTCATTGCAGGAACTGTTTCATTCTGTGCAGACGGGCGATCCGGATCCAAATCCAGATAGGTCGCCGCAGGGCCCTTGCAGCGTCGGGCTTTTCGACGTTCCTCTTTCCTTGCCGCTTTCGAGGCGGCATCCATTGAACATCCCGGAGAGGGTGCCCCTCCGATCGCCTGAAAGGCATCGTCCAACGCACAATAGTTCATCGCCTACTACCAATTACAATCATTCTTCTAAAAGGCAATTCAACCATGGTTCCTCGACCAAATACGATCGGAACAAATCACTCATGTTATCAGAATGGCGCAACAAGGTGGTGCACTTACGTTGCCTTCTTTTTTAACGGAACAACTTGATTCCCCTTATCACTTGATGTTCGGTGTTTTACTCATCCTCATTATTGTATATGCTCCCATCATTTCCGGAGAGATCCGTTCTTTTGTAGATTCTGTCCTTGGACGTATTTTCGGAATCGGAATCGTCTATGCGGTGGTCCAATCCATGGGGTGGGTATACGGCCTTCTTACAGCCATGGCCTTTCTTCTCCTTTTGAACGGAGCAAGCCGTACTCTCGAAGGATTTGATGGAGGAGGCACGGTTTCCGAGAAGAAAACTGTTAATAAACAATGGTTTGTCGAAAAGATTCTTGGAGAGAAACCCAAAAAAGTCGCCGTCGATAAAATCATGACCAATGCGATTGAAGACTAATCGGAGTCCATAGTAATGAGATCTCCTGCCTGGCTTTCTTCCTTACTAGTGGACGGACACTCCGATGGAATTTTTCGTGCCATTGTTGTACTGTTGATCATCGCTATCATTATTCCCCACAGCTCCATATTTGAAAATGAGTATCACTACAAACTAGCCCATTTGTATACCTACCCCTGGTGGCGTATCCTCGTTGTCTTGCTCTTATTGGCGGGTGCTTCCTGGTGTCCTCGTGTCGGCATCTTATTGGCGATCGTTGTCTTTTTTTATTTGAGCGACATGAATCTCCTGATTAGCCCGTTGCCGAATCTATGAGAAGAGCTTTCCTATTAACAGGATGAGTCTTCCGGGTGCAATCGCTGCTCCTGCCCTTCAGACCGTCGTGGCCATGAGCCCACTTGACAGTATTCTACATTTATTCAACAGCAATCCCTATTTTATTGGCCTCATGATGTTGATGTTAAACTTGGGCGGACGCTTTATTGGAATGGAAGTCACCAAACAACAGGAACAATTCTTACAACATCCCTGGGTACGTCGTGTCCTGATCTTTACCGTTCTCTTTGTGGGAACACGAAATGTATGGGTTGCATTCTGGGCGACTCTTGTAGTCGTCTTACTCCTCGGTTATCTCTTCAACGAAAATTCGGCGATGTGTCTCTTTGGACAAGGAGGACAGACAGGATCGACCTGTTCGGATTCCAATCCACCAAAAGAACAAATGACTCCTGAAGAAAATGAGATTCTCCAGCGTCTCTCTGCCAAAGCCCAGCGAGCGGTACCGAGTTCTGTTCCCAAAGAAAAAGACGAAATTCTTCAGACCGACATCTATGCTGCCAATATGGCCCTTCTTCAACGATAAGTAATTGATTACGTACTATACGTAAAAAATTAGTTATCAATCATGTTTACAAATTGAGCGTCATAGTGTTTCCAACCGGTGCACTGGCCTTTCTACGACCACGACGCTGACCCGTAGTTCCCGTTCGAACACTGTCATTGTCCGAAATATCGCCCGAATGAATGCTGGTAATATCCTCTACCGCCTGCATCGCCTGCATGGCCGGTTGATTCATACTGGGAGGTGGTTGATTATACATCGGTGGAAGTGGATCCAGCTCCGCCGATCGAACCTCCTGGAATGTCTTCAAAATATCATCGATTCCCGATGGACCTTTCATCTCTCTACGAGGACCTGGGGCGGATTGAGCCGCTGCCATCATCTGTGGAACCTGTGGTGGCATCTGAGCCGAAGACTGATAGAATGGGCCAGGGCTGGCCATTGGTGGTGGACCCATCGATACAGGTGGGCCTTGCTGTTGTGGTGGCATACCTTGTACACCCATGGCTGCCCCCATGAAATTACCAAAACCCGGACCTGCCTGCTGTGCAGCGGCGGCGGCGAACTGTCTCGCCAGTTCTGGATTATTACGAAGGATATCCGCCGAAGTCATATTACTGGTTTTCGAACGGAAAAACGAATTACTCATATGGAACATGAAACCGCTTCCCACGAGTGACATGAGAAGTTTCGCCTCTGGTGGCATGTTGCCACGACCCTTGTACTTGTCATACAGCTCCTCAAATACCTCATCAAAGTCCTCAATGTTCTCATGGACCGATTCTGACCAACCATCCAAATCCCAGTCAAACGGATTGAATTTGCTGTTCAAGAACTCTGCACCCGTCACCACACCCATCATGCACTGACGCTGAAATCGCAACGATGCCTCCAGGTTCTTGGCGTCCACCAACCGATCAAACTCCTGCTGAATCTCCTCCAAAGCATTGTCCATCGTAAAACGCTTTGTCAATGTATATCCCTTTCCTTCCAGACGATTCAACTTGTTAATCAGCTCCATCTTCTTCTTTTTCTCCTCATCCTGACTCATTCGATTTGCCGAGGCTAACTGAATGGAAGGACCTGATGCAGATTGATCATTCGAAAATCCACCGGTTTCCTTACTGATAAATACATCGGGAAGAGGATTATCATTTTTTGATTCTGGAATATCAAATGAAATGGACTCCATTGGCTCCAATGAACCAATACCAATATCATCAATTTTTTGAAAGCTTGGTGGCTGAGAAGCCGGACGAGATGGACGATTCGATAACAATCCAATCCCCAAATCATCTCCTAGATCCTCACCTCCCAACTCAATGACATTTCCAATATTCGAACTAATTTGAATATCAGATGAGCCCATGTTTTCAACGAAGTTTTGCATATCGGAGAGGGATACGCTGCTCATATTCTTTCCTTACGACGTCTTTTTTAAGCACGTTGATAGACGCACTTACTGATAAGGAATCCTAGAAGTGCACCCGTGGCAATTTGCGGAATCGTATGACAGTGCTTGGCGTACCTTGCATACATGACAACTAGAGAGTAGAAGACAAGTAAGGAACGAATCCAAGGATTGTTCGTTTGCGAATAATAAAAGGAAGCAAAGAACGCCACTTGGGAGGAATGACCCGACGGCATACCGGGCCGACCCTCTTGATTTCCATCATTACACCATAAATTACAATCGGTTGCCCCCTTTGGTCTAGGACTAACCATTTTGATAATATAATGTTTAATGAATTCACCGATTCCAAGTGTTGCAATTAGTCCTATAAATCCTAGAAGCTGACGAGGGTCATATGTTATAAAATATAGGATAAAGGGAACCGCATACATTCCTCCCGCGGAAATTGAAATCAAATCCCATATCATTTCTTTATCCGTAGAAATCATTCTTCTGGTACAATACGTATTACACAATGCATAAGCAATAGTAATAAGAGTAATACTATCATACAACTCGCTACCACATCTCGCGGATCGAGGGTCATTCTATCCGAAGCCAACCAATAATTCGACGATGGTGTATATGAATATTTCGAATACCATTTGCAGTCGGTCCATTTTGCTCTGCCACTTGAACGGTAGAAGGTCCTATTACGCTCACTGCAATCGCGACATGACCGGTTATTTCATAGGGTCCATCCGCCTTCCAAATGATCATGTCGCCTGGTTCTGGGACCCTATCGGGTGCATTCCTAATAACGATAACGGGAACTCGCTTGTTTGTTTCCAGATCCGTCATGAAACGCAACTGGAATAAATCAATCGCATTATCGACATCCTTGAATGTTGCCCCAAAAATATGCATATAATATCGACGGGCATACTCCACGCATTCGTATTTAACTCCATATCGCAACCCTTCAAAGCGACTCCCTTTTTTACCCATATGATAAGGATTCTGATACTCGGCATCTGAGGGATTATCATAGATGGCTACTCCGTAGTGGCCCTTGATGCATGGCATCTCTACTTGGAGACATTGATTTCCATATGATCCACCGCCATACACAGTGCATCCGCCATATCGGATTTCTTCTTGGCCTTCTTCCATTCATCGTACCACGTGGATGCTGCAAGAACACCTGTATCAAATAGTTCAATCAATCGTGCCTCGGATTTGTTCTTACGCTCCGCATATCCCGCATCACCCTTCTCTGCATCCTGAACTTTCTTCTTGGCATGCACGAAATGATAGGACGGAATCTCTCCGTGTTGTAGGAACTGTTCTCGCAGACAGGCAAAGAGGAGAACTTGGACGGATTTCATATGCGGATTCTTAAATGCTGGCTGATTTTCAAGGAGAACATGGGTACATCCTGACATTTGTGTCCATGAATCCTGTACAAACTGGCGAAGTGCATCGTGAATGATCTCTAGAGAAACATGGGATGCATTCGCTTGTTTGGGTTGCTCAAAGGGAAAGGCGAATTTCTTCGCAAGAGCCTCCATACATTTCTCCTTTGTCTTTCCATCGGTCGCACATTCATGTGTCCTTGCCAGTTCTTTCAACACGGAATGAACTGGGAGTTTCTTTTTATCCAATTCAGGCAAGATCATATGTGTCTTGGGAAGATGACGCTTGCAGTAGACTTTGTCCAGGACGCGATACGATGCCTTCAGTTTGCAATTGGAACATGAAACGGGTTCGATAGGTGGCAACAGATTGACATTCTGTAGATCGAGGACTACATTCCCTTTCAAAATACAAAAAGCAAGATTTTTGATTCCAATGTCAAACGCCAGTACCTTTTGGTCCGACATTCTACTCATACACGCAGAGATCAGTTTAGATTCGCATCACGGAGTAGATGGACGAAGCAGACGTATTAGAGCAGATCCAACGAGATGTTCTTTCCTTAAAGGACAGTATGCAAATACTGAATGAAATGGTGTCTGAACAACAACCCTATCTCGATACGATGGAAGAGGTTCTTCTAAACTCGAAACAAGATGTTAACGTCGCTGCGAAAACCGTCGCAGTTGCCCAAACGTACCAGAATTCCTGGTATTATTATACGGCGGGATTGGTGATGAGCGTGGGAACAACCGTTGCTTTGCTGCTTTTATTATGATTTTCCGAGACAATCGCATGGATCGGAAAAAATGGACCTGGTGAGGATTGAACTCACGACCTTTCGCTCATAAGACGAACATTCTACCACTGAATTACAGGTCCTTTGAGGGATTTCTCCCTACGATGATTTATATCGAAGATCTTTAAGTTTAGAACTGCCCACGCTTCGAATTACGACCACCCTCTTCGCGTGTTGTCATTGAAATGTTCTTGCGATTGTTCTGAATTTCCGAAATGGATGGTGCATAGGTAAATGTTCCAAACAGATCAGGCGAATCTGCATTCGCACGCTCCACACCCAGACCTCCCTTCCAATATGTCGGGTTCACTTCAGAATAGAACGGAGTCGAACGAACAATCGCCGCCGGTGGCGGAACCGTGTTTGCCATAGGGAGGGATGCACCGGACCATTCCACCTGACGCTTACGAGCCTCGTGCATTAGTTCCTCTGCATGATTGATCATCCATTTCTTAGTGTGAAACTGCTGTCCCACACGAATGTTCTTGGAACACTGTGGGCGATAATCGGTTACCAAACGACCATCGTTAAGCGCCGCGGCGCGGGCGGGATAACGGCTGTCTCTTGCTGGAAAGATGTTCTTAGTCGATGGTATTGCTGCTTGATATGCTCCACGATACTCTGAACCCAATGAAGGAGAGCTAAATAAATTTGGAGAAGTGTCTCTTGTAAATCCGTTATCCATCTATCGTTACTACTTGTTTTGGGAATGAATTCAGGCCGATTCATCGCTAACGGATGCACTGCTTTCTAGAAATGAATTTGTACCCACCGCGGAAATCGAGCCGGGTTTCACCTGGCTGCGATCCGATGTCTTAAGAGCCTCGATCAGAGGACCCTTCTTGGTCAGACCCGTGATTCCACGGGATTTCGCAAGTGCCTGGAGTTCCTTCAATGACATGGAATCATATGCCTTTTGATCAGATGCCTTTTGGTCGGCATCGTATGCCTTTTGGTCGGCATCGTATGCCTTGGGACTCAAAGCAACCTCCTCAATTGCCTCTGATACAACCGCTTGGTACTCTGCTGCTTCATTCAATTTATCCTCTAAATCAACGTCCACATCAATCACAGTATCATCTACTTCCTCCAATAGTTTCTCCTCTTCAAATGGAACATAAGCATCCTCCTTAGAGGAAATGGAGCTGCTTGGTGAATTGTTGGGTGTTGTACTTCCACTTGGTGCGTGATCTGCCGGTAGTTCTGTATAGGATTTAATTTCTCCACTCATCTTGATATCCAGCAAGATCGACTCGAGTAAGCTTATTTTTTGCTCGGACTGCTGAATACACGTGTATAAATAGAGAGCGATTGATCCGAACAAAAGAACCAGGACGAGACCAATTGTAAGCGTATCATTCAGGTACGTCATTCTGGTGGTTCATAGAGATTTTGATTTTCAATTTAGGCGCGCGAAACAATCAATCCATTCTTTTTCAACAATGTATCGACACTGCTTACCTTACATACCCCTCTATCCAATTGATACTGGAATTCAATATCACCCTTTTCATCGATTTTCGCTGGACAACACAACCTCTGAATCTCATGAGGTGCCTTCTCCACCCAGTCAAAAATATGGGTACTAATCACACTAATCGTCTTGGTTTTCTTCCAGAGCTGATTGCAATAAATCTCACAACTACGCAATGCATCGGGTGGATTGGTTGAATGGTATAGTTCATCGATAAAGACCATAATCGGTCCCTGACGTGTCAATGTTGATGCCGTAAATTCAATCTCACGCTCAAATCGTGATTTAGATCCAGGCAGGTCATCTGGTTTCAAACAGACAAACATAGTTTCAAATGGAGTTAAAGTAAGATGACCAAAGGAACATCCATACGTATGAGCTAAAAGTGCACTCGTTGATAAGGCTCTCAGAACAGTTGATTTACCCCCCTTATTTGGACCAGTCAGTAATGCATGACGTTTTTCATCCAGACAAACCGATAGGGGTTTTCGATCTTTTTGAGGAACCTGGAAATCAAATGTATCCTTTGCACGAAAGACCGGTGTTTCTGATTTTACCCAATGAACAGGAAATACATCCTTCTTATTCGTAAGACGCATGATAACCTCCAAAGAGCCTATGTAGCGAAGAGCCATCTTAAAATATGTTGATTCCAACAGAATTCGAGCCGTTGCATCACGCTCATTTGAACATTTAGGTAACGGGCAACTGAAAAATGTAAACCCATGTGCTTTCAAAAGGTTCGATAAGGCCTGATAACACTCTCGGAAACGAAGAACCCTGTTTCCATGTTCTTGAATAATTGAATCAATAGAGTTCAAATGATGATACGTCCAGTAGGGTTGAATGATTCCCTGAACAAAGGTGATCATCATCAGACCCACTTGTTTGATGGATTGAAAGATCCCCCCTCCCTTTTCAGAAGGGACTTCCTTGATAGCATCTGGATTCATCATCGCCTGAAAATTTCCTGAAACCATCGATTGCAACATTGCCATATAATTTTGGAATGTTATTGGAATATGAAAGATAAACGTCAGAATAAAATACGGCGCTAAAAGCGTTAAAAATGGAATCAATAGCGAAAGACCTGGTAGGATATAGACCCTCAAAGCGGACCATATGGTAAGGAAGAAAGGAACAAAGTTCAAAGGTTGAAGGATGGGTTTAAAGAAGAGAATCTCCCCATAGGATTCTTTCTCGAGTTCCGATTCGGGATTCAAGAGTCCATTCCATTTTTCCTCGATACTTGCGATTTCTTTGAATTGTTTATCACAGGCTTCAAAAAATGCGGGATCTTGTTGAAAAGCCGCTTGAAATCGTTTGGCTTTTTCACGTAATTGTATTAACTGATTAGGATCCGTTATCCAATTAGAAAGTTGTAATTTAAGACTAGTCCGTGCAGACTGTATGGTTAACCCGAGCCAATTGGAGAATGCATCGATGTCGATTGTTGCCTCCACAGAACTCATCTGAATCATTCCTCGCGATTTTAAACGAACATACAAACACAATCTAAAATTTGAATCAGAGT